GCAGATCCACCGCCGCCTGCTGCATTTACGTTGACGTTCACAACTGTGTTGCCACCCCCAGCTCCGTTTGGAATGATGTTTCCGCTTGACCCTGGTACGAAAAGTTCGGGGCCTCTTTCGCCCACGATGTAGGGTGAGCCGCTGGTTACTGGACCTCCTTCCGCTCTGCCGGGTGGCAGGGTGAACGGCATGGAGCCCGTTAGCGCACCAAGGGGATTGCCTCCTCCAAAAGCCCCGACTCCTCCTGAGGCTCCGGTGGCAAACTGTCTGGCTATACCGATAGCAATGAATTGGGCGATCATTTGTGCGGCAGTTTGTGCCAGCTGATCCGCGATTGTGTTTAGGAAGTCGGCAAAGGCTTCTTCGGTGGATTTTGTTCCTGCGGCTACTTGGCGGAAGCCGCTTACAAGGGAGTTAACCGCTGGGGTGACAGCTGTAAAGGCTTGGTTGAATCGGAGCTGTGCTTGCTCGGCTTGATTTAGTGCTGGTAGCAGTCCTTCGATGGCTGCCTTGCGTGTAGTTAGATCCTTGATTGCCTCTGTAGCTTTTGCTCTTTGTTCGGCTGTACCTTCTCTTTGTATTGTTGCTTGCTCTGCAAGTTTGTCGTTGATTCCGCCAATTAAATCTTCTTCACGACGGAGTTGGTTGATGCGAAGAGCCAGCATTTCGGAAGAGCTGCGTGAGTTTGCGTCCTCAATGTTGCGCTCCAGTCCTTGAACTATCCCTGCAGTTTGTTGCTCGCTGCGGAGTGCTGTCAGAGTCTTTTGAAGTTTTATCTGTTTTCCTTTAAGGAGATTTTGTTCTCGTTGTAGGTCGTTCTCTCGCTGTAGTTTTTCTAGGCGTTGGTCGTAAAGGTTGTTAATAAGGATGGCGTCTTCTGGAACTTTGCTAGATACAAGGGCTTGTTGACGTGCCAGCTCAAGAATTTGTATTTCTGTGTTTAGTTTTTCGTATAGTGCTCGATCTTGTATTTTTATTGCGGCTAAAGCTGTAGCTTGTAGTGCTCTTCGTTTGGTCTCGATGTCTGCCATAGACAGCTCTGTTTTTAAGATTTGTTGGCGGAGCTGTAGCTCTTTGGATTGTGGTAAAGCTGCGGCTCTGCCTCCGCTTCTTGTGTTTTTAGGGTTGTATTTTTCGTTTAATCTGTTTCTATTTTGTAAGTAATTTTCGTAGCCTGCTAAAGCTTTATCGATTACACTTTGATCTGGTTGAACAATACCGGCTGCATCAAGAGCTACGTCTTCAGGTTGTACAGGTACAAAGTCACCTATACCAAGACTTGAGAGTTGAGCACTGTTGGCTGTAAGTATTGCGGCACTAATAGTCTCCCAAAAACCTGCTGTTTTGGCTGTTTCCTCAGTTAAAGCTTTTGATTTCTCTGTTAGAGCATCTAAAAGGGCTGCTTGGGCTGCCTCACTTCCTTCAATCTCTAAAACTTTTATTAGTTGTTCAGCTGTTTCACGTGAAATTTGACCACGCAAACCGTCTATTTGCGTTAGAGCCTCAGCTTCGCCTTGTGCTGCCTTGGCAACAGCTTCAAAAGTTGCAGCGCCTCCAATAGGACCAAACAGTTTTGCTACATCCTTAAGTTCGTCTTGGTCAACAAGACCGCCTAATTCTCCGGCCAGAGTTATTACATCTTCTTTTGCTATATTTAACTGCTCTGACAGCTTGCTTATATCTGATGCTGTAAGTGCCGAAGTGGATCCTACTTCCCCAAGACGTGTGTTTAATGCAATAAGTGATTTGTTTAGTTCTTCGGCGTCGGTGATGATGCGTCCCAGGGCAGAGCCGCCGATGCCGCCTGCGAAACTGCCGAGTGGTCCGAATGCTGAACCTAGTAGACCGCCGATACCGCCAAGTGCGGATTCAGCTCCACCGCCGCCAGTGAGGATTGGGAAGGCAGCACTAATAACACCACCGGCAACTGCACTTTGGATTTTTTGATTGCGGGCTTTTTTATTTGCTGCGGCTACTTTATTTGCGGCAGCGGCTTCTCTTTCAACTGCTTTGGCTGCTTTTTCTGCATCTTTTGCGTAGCTGGCGCGTACTTTTGCAGCGTCCTTAAATAAACGATTTAGTCTGGCTACCTGTTGTAGCTCGCTTACTTGCCCTCGCTTTAACTCCTGTTGCAATTGCAGTCTTTTTTTGTCTGTTTGTAGTGCTGCTTGTGCTACACGGTTTTGTTTAGCTGTCTGTCCTCTACCTGCACCGCTGGCGCTAAAGGGGTTGGTGTTTTGTATTTTTTCTGCGCGTTTCTCTAAGTCTCTTAGTTCTTTGTCAACTACTTTGACTCGCAGTTCAATCTCGCTTTGAAACTGAGCCACGATTTACCGCTAGCACTACGTTCCAGCAGTCTAGCGGCGACCTTTCTTGGCTTTTTTCAGGGCTTTTTCTTGTTCGTTGTTGAGGTGACTGAAGTAGGCGCTCCAGAGGAGGAGTTCTTCTTCGGTTACTTCTTCGGTGAGTTTGCGTAGGCTGTAGCCCAGTTCTTTGGCTACTCCCATACAGAGGAGGAGCCAGCTGTCTTTACTCAGCTCCGTCGTCAGGACTTTTCATGTCGAGGGCTTCTTCGTCTTCCTCGTCGCTTCCGCCTAGTACGGCCAGCATTAGGGATTGGAGGTCGCTGTCGCGGACTGCGTTTTTGAGGTCTGCGATGTCGCCGGGGCCGAAGAGTGGGGTGCCGTTGCTGTCCTTGGCTTTGCGTACCAGGAGCTGGAGCGCGAAGGCGTTGGGGTCATCGCTGCGGGCGTCCTTCTTGGCGCGTTCGCGTTCTGCTGCGGTGAGTGGGGTGACCCAAAGGACGACGGTTTCACCGCCTTCGAGGGTGACTTCTTTTTTGGTTGGGTCGAGACGGGCAGCTTTTTTCAGCTTGTCGATGAAACGTCCGGCCATGTCTACCTCTAGTACATAAGAACTATAGCGTATTGCATAAAAAACCCCGCTTGTTCAAGGCGGGGTAGTTGTCCCTTACTGCTTGAGTTTATCAGGCTTTGAGACCGAAGGCAGAAACCATCTTCTTGACGGAGAAGGAAAGTTCTGCGGAGGTTGGGTCGTCAGGGTTGACGGAGAATGACATGCCGCTGATGTTGATGTAAGCATCAACAAATAGGCTGGCGTCGTCATCCACGCCGGTCGCACCAGTCTTCGTTGAGACGTAGAGCTTGGTGCGGGCACCCGTTTGGTCCTTGAGGACAGCGGAACCGAGCAGGCGGTTAGCGATGTTCTCTTGGTCGCCGGTGAAGTAGACCGTCATCGTTCCAGTTGCAGAAGCAAAACCGGATTGGGTTTGACGGAAGTTGGCCAGCTTGGAGCAACCGTCGTCTGCACTGTCGAAGCAGGGCAGCGTGGTCACGTCAAGTTCTTCCCTAGAAATGTCTAAGGAAAATTCCCTCACCCCACATACCGCATAGAAATCGCAGAGTTCGATTTCGATGGTGCCTGCGTTGGCTGTGCCTGTACCGCCGTCACCGTTGACAGTGATGGCCGCTCCAGCGGGAGTGCCGGATACTTGGATCCAGTCTTCGCCTGTGGCCACGACGTAGTAGCCGCGAACACCGGAGCTTGCATTAAAAACGCTGTCGACTTCGATGGTGAAGCCGGTTCCGCCGCCGCCACCTACGCTTGTGTCGTCAACGCTGAGCTGGTCAGTGGCTTCATAGCCAGCGCCACCATCAACGAGGATGGAGCCAGGAGCCATGCCACCGCCGGACACAACAATGTCTGCTGTCGCTCCAGCGCCTGAGCCGCCGGTTAAGGCAACGCCTGCGTAGTTGCCGTCGGTGTAGCCGGATCCGGCAACGGCGCTGCCGAAGCTGAGGATCGTGCCGTCTTGGACAGCCCTTACAACAGTGCGGGTAGGGTCGGTGCTTGCCTGGAGCGCACTGTCTAGGTTTGCGCCAACGCCTTCGTAGAAGCAGACGATGTCGCCTACGCGGTAGTCGTGGGTGCAAGGAACTGTGATGTGGCTTGTGGTGCCATCAGTTCCGAAGTCTGAGAAATCGTCAAGGCAGAATGACGTTCCAGGGGGTTTGAATTCGATAGAGCCGTCCTGTCCTGTGAGGACAGAATCTCCGCAAATTTCAGCCATGTGGCCTCCTAAAAGAAACAAGGTTGGGGGCGTTCTCCTAGGCGGGGGCTCCTAGGTATAGGCACTGCCTATTTAGAAGTATTCTAAGGCGCTTCGTTGTGAGCTCTGATTGCCATACTCATGCGGGAAAAATAGTATGGGCGGTTTTCTAGCTCGGTGAAGTTAGGGCCGTTGATGTCGGTTACACCTTTGAGTGCAAGCATTTCGCAGAACAAGAGTTCCATTACTTCTTGGGCGCGGGCTGGGCCACGGCCTTTGGGGCCAAAGTATTCGATGATGAACGACCCACGGATGTTTTCTAGGTTGGTGCAATCGCCGACGATGCCTTCCATCATTGCGCCAAATTGGAGGCGGGCTTCTACAAACTCGGAGTAGGCGTCACCGTTGGGCTCCAGGGTGTTGGCTGGGCGGTATGGAATGTTGAGGGCCGTGCAGGTGTCGACAACAGGTGTCTCAAAATGACGGCGGATGTCTTGGAGCGTCATTAAAACCTCGTGGCGCGGCTGCCGCCTTTGAACCCTCTAATTGTGGGGTCTTTTGCTGCCTTTAGCGTGGCTGCTTCTAAAATTTGGCGCATCTTGCCGCCTTGCACAAAGTTGATATACCAGTCTTCGGGAGCGGTGTTTCTGTTCGCTCCAGCTGTACGAACGCCGCCTGGGTCTAGGTCTAATGCGATGTCTCTGTAGCGCATAACGTTGCCGATGGTATATCCGTTGTTTCCCTTGCCTTTTAATTTTGGTGCGGAGATTTTCTTTATTGGTTCGGCAGTGGGGGTCTGTCGTTGCAGTTTGGTGTAGCTGCTTTCTTTGGTGGCGGGGATGCGTTTGCCCGTTCCAGTGACGATGACCCAGTTGTTGCGGAACTCGCCTGTCCAGGCTGGGCCGTCTTCCTGGAGTTCGGCGACGATTAGTTCGGCTGCTTCTTGGGCTGTGACATTTTTTACGCGCTCCACGTAGCTGGTGAAGCCAGGGAGTTTGAAGCCGGTCTTGGCCATTACTGGGGCCTCGCGACGATGTTGTAGAAGACGGGCTTATCGCCACGGTAGGTTTTGGGTTCGATGATTTTCATGTATTGGTCGGGCGCTCCATCGCGGGGGACGAGGAAGTAGTCGGCTTCGGTGAGGTAGATGTAGTTGATTTGGACTGGGTCGATCAGGATTTTTACGTCGTTGGCTTGGTATAGGCCGTTGAGTTCTTTGATATCGAGGCTGGTGATTACGACTTTGACGTTGTAAACAATCTCATTTTCGACGGTTTCGCCTGTGTTGATGTCGTAGGTCGGGTTGCCTTTGGTTATTAATTGGGCAGGTTGGCCCCACTCGGCGATTAGCTCGTCCGCAAAATCAAAGGTGGTGTCTACTTTGCTCATTAGTTACGGAAAAGGCGCACCATCTTATTGTCGCCTAATGAGATTCCGGTGACCCAGCAGCTCAGGAGGTCGCGGATCCAGGGGAAGGATTGGATGATTAGGGGGTCGCCACAGCTGTCGCAGCTGCTGGATTCGGGGTTGCTGAATTCGTCGTACTCGATCTCTAGGACGTCTAGTTTTTGGCGTTTGACGTAGGTTCCGGTTGGAGCGACGCTGCTGCCTCCTCCTGTGTTGGGGAAGCTGGTGGGACTGTTGATGTATGTCATGGCGAGCATGACTTCCGTTTGGCGGATCTTGAATGGGATTGCAGCGCACGAGGCTAGAACCCCGTCGCAGCTAGCGTTTTGACGGGGCCATTTTAGGTTTTGGGTGGCGTCACAACGGTCGCCTACATAGTCCAGGGTTTCCATCCAGTTGGTGGAAACGATTAGTGCAATGGTTTTGTCTTCGTCGGTTGCAGCTGCCCAGTCCGCGTAGAAGGACATGTTGCCCGCGATTGTGTCGGCGTCGGCAAGGGTGACGTAGCTATTGCTTTCTGGACCTGCAAGCGTTGCGTTGAGTACAGGTGCCATTACACGATTTCAGTGTGGGTTACGATCCAACCCGCTTTGGTTAATTCTAATCGCTTGAATCGGGCTTTCTCTTTGGGGACGTCGACGAGTTGGAACTCGCCTGCTTTGTAGGCGTGGAGGCGTGCCAGGTTGATCATCTTGCCGAGGCTTCGGGGATGTGCTCTCCAGTTTATGGCGGGGCATAAAAAAGACTCTCGTTACAGCGAGAGTCTTAGCGGCTTCAACCCTGCAAAGAGAGCACGCTGAGAACGTGCTCGCTTCTAAGGTATCACAGCTGACGCTTATGCGTAGGCTGTGCCCGCGATTGGGGTGTTGACCTGGATTTGCACGATTGGCACAAGCTTGGGTGTCTGGTATGCCAGAGCCCAGTTGCCGCCAGTGGCAAGAGCAGTGTTGTCAGGGTTGTCGCCTGCGTTGCTCCAGGTGGTGCCCATCACGTGCATACCGTAGTGGTAGTCAAGTGACATGACGTCTTGCTTGGACAGGATGTTGCGGTCAACTTCCGTGCGAAGCTCCTGTTGAACACCTTCGTTGACCACGCCGCCGCCGAAGCAGTAGACGGGGAAGCAAGGATATTCGCCAGTCGTTCCAGCGTTGGATGCTTCCAGCATGTCGTCCACGATTACGCGGGCGCCCATGAAGTAGGCAACGTCGTCGTTACGGAGGTTGATGCCGCCGCCGCCCCACTGAATCGCTCCACCGTCGACCAGGGAGG